AATAAAAAGTAAAAAAAGAAATAAATTAGAGATGTTTTAATATATAAAATATATTAAAATTTATCAGACAAACCTTTTACCCTGTATGAGTGTTTTTTGTATAGTAGTGTTATAGAAAGCACGTAATTGAGATTCCTGAGATACAGCCTCACCAACGAACCCTGTATTAGTTTGAAAAGTAACGTTATTTAATACTGGTTTAGGGGTTTCGGTAAAACCTTTTTTTTCTATTGTAGAACTACCTGTAAATTTATTCGTTCGAGGAAGTAAGTTGAGCATATTTACTATTATATATATATATTTTTTTATCTAAAAACACACCATCATTAATATAAATGCCGAATAATAAAATAATTCTTAAGAAATTAACAATTCTAGACACAATATGGCACCCCGAAACAAAACTTGTTTTTAAGTCTAGAACTGATAAAATAGTCACTGGTATGTACATAGATAACGAGTTCGTACACTTGGATGATACCGCGATTGAATTGTGTGAAAAATGGGGGTTTATAATGGATGAGTCTCTCTTCGAGACAGTTGATGAAAATACTAATAAGGTTTTCGAGCCTAAAGAAGATATTAATAAGGCTGTTGAATCTAATGAAGAAGATATTAATAAGGTTGTTGAATCTAATGAAGAAGATATTAATAAGGTTGTTGAATCTAATGAAGGAGAGATTAGTAATATCGATTCTGACAAAGAAGAAATTAATAATGTTCAAGAAGAGGTTGTCACTAATAACCTAGAAACATTGGACTCAAAATTATGTTGTGTTGTTAAAACTCTCAGTGAGGTAATTAGCCAAATTAAACAGGTTCATGATTTAGAGTTATCAAATTCAAAAAATGAGATTCTAAAACTTAAAGAGGCCTTATTGAGAATGACTGACGAGCGAGATAAGTTGGAATCGAAGTTTTCTGCTTTGAAGGGGTTACTTGGTTAAATACAGGTTTAAATATTTAATGACTAATATTAAATATGACAAGTGTATTTGTAGTAGTATATTATAACGTAGATGAGATAAAGAACTCTGAAGTTATCGGGGTATATAAAGAGAAAAAACAGGCGATAGATGCATTGATAAAGGCTGCTCATTATGACGACAAGGATGGGGTATTAAGACAATATAGGGTGATAACAAAAGACTACGAATCATTTGGAAAGTTGTATGAAAAAGTATCAACTGAAATGGAGTTAGTAGATTTCGACATCTATAGAATCGAAGAAATACGAAGTTAATTTTATTTTTGTTAAATAAATAAAATATTTGTTAGTTTAGATTTTACATGCGTCTAGATTCATTTTCAATCCCATTATACCAGTGCCGGTATGTGAACGTTTTCCACATATTATAGAAGCACTGATACCCCTAGTTGGTTCTACCTCTCCTTGAGCCGCTGCGTTCAAAAAGTTGTCGAGAGATTCTTCGAACGATGCTTTTCCCATTGGACCACATTCATCTTGTTTGAGAGTGTAACGAGATATGGACGATATACTTCCCGAAAAAGTCATCCTGTCTACCAATAGTCTAGCATGGCATTCGTTAATTCCGTCCATAATACTCATAAACTCTTCCACCAAGAATGCTTTGGTCGCTTCGACCCCTAATGTCTCATATATTTCCCATATATTATTAGAAGTTGTACGTGTCTCATCGACACTAGGCAATGACATTATCTTCTGTAGAATATTCAACTTTCTAGGGTCTGAGTTGGTCGCATTTGTCTCTATAAACCACTCGTTTTTATCAACACTGTAGAAAATTTCCAAAATACCTTGTATTCCGCATATAGGAATATTTGAGATGTTAGGTTCGACTACGTCTTCCATGTAAATTTCCATCGCATTTTCAGGTGTTATGTATGCGATGTTTTCTTCTACCTTACAGATGACATTTGTAGGGTCTACGTAAATATCTAACCTACCGTCACCCACTGGTGAGAACATACAATATAAATCATCATATTCGCTCTCAATCGCATCGCTTACCTGTTTTTGGGTTATCTTATACTCGAACATTTTCGGTACGTTTAACATTATAGTAACGCAACTTGATAGATCATCGAATTTACAAGGTTTTAAAATAAGAGATGGTTTAAACCAAGGTTCTTTATTTTTTATGTTTGGAACCGAGGTACACTTTGTAGTAAGGTCTTTGAGTGTGATACCTGTTATACTGTCACCTACTGTTTCACGGGTTTTCTTCACTGTATCGTTTCCATCATTGAAGAAAATTAAATGATTGACCATTTTTTGGTTTCGTGTTGCATTTAGCAACTCTTGGAATCTAGGTACTCCCTCAGTCATTGTCGTTTCACTTTGACCTGCTTTATGGAATGTGTTCAATGCTGTTTGGGTGTTTTTCTCGCCGATACTCTGTGCGCATATAACACCAACAGCCTCTCCAGGTTGGATTAAACTATCTTGATATGCTCGAGATAATTCTGTTTTTAACTCGGGGATTATTTCAGGATTTACGAGTTGCCCCCGTAATTGGACTCTAAATCTTTCTTTGTTACGTTCGCAAATAGATTTTGCGCATGCTAGTGGGATTCCTTTTTGTGGTTCTATGAAGTTAATAATATTCTCGATTTCATCGATTGTCAGTAGACGTGTCATAATGCATTATTTTATTGAAAATATAAATTATTTTCAATTTTATTTTAATCACTGTTTTAAAATTTTTTAATTTTAAATAGTAATGGCTAAGTTTACAAGATTGGGAATCCAAGAGCACCACCGGTAACACGAATGATGTTATGGGAGATACCGTTGACAACAAGTTCCCATCCACTTCCAATACCAGCAGTATTGGCGAGGATGAGCGAAATGTTGGTAAGCATACCGTAATTGGTGGAACCACATGGGTCAATCTTCATTAAGTCAAGAGCATATGAGTAAAGATGAATTCCTGGTTCGCTTGTTGGGATGGCAGCGGCATGGTAGAAAGGTTGAATATGTGTGAAAAAGTTTGATGGGATTGAACCAAGACGAGTGGTGTTCTCGTACAATAAGGTTACGTTATCGATTGGGGACTTTCTGTCATATACACCTGCACCCTCAGCAGTGATGTTTCTAGTGTGGTATCTAGAGAGTTGGTCACCTCCTGCTCCAGCTACACCGACACCGGTTTGAGCAGTTACCAAGTCTTGCGCGGTGTTACGAAGACCGAACATGAGGGCTTTGATTCCATGGGAGAATCTGATATCGTATTGAGAGGTTCCATCGGTTGTGTAAGATGTAATTGGTTGGGCTTGCATTTGTTCGATGGCGATATCTCTGGTAGTGGCTCCCATAAGTGCTCTCTCTTCGTTGGTTACAACGGCATAGTTGGCCCATACACGCGCCTTTGATAATGAGAATGCAGCAGTATTGGTGTAAGTTGTTGCAGATGCGGCAACAATTTTGTCGGTTGTGGCTGCATCGAATGCAGTTAATAGTTCGGCGGCGGTTCTCATGGTAAAGTTGATTCTCATGTCATTGTATGGAAGGGCAGCAGTTGGAAGCGAAATTCCGGACTCTCTAGAGAAGAAGAACGGAATAGGAAGACATAGTTTGTGAGCGACACTTGCGTCGAGTCCGTGGAGGAATACAGCGTCTTGTCCGTTGGCGGCTAAAGTTTTAACACCAGCACCGACCAAAGCATCATAACCAGCCTTCTTTGAGGCGTTGACGGAGAAGGCAGACCAAAAATCGAGTTGAGTAGAATCGATCTTCATAGCGACTAAGTCGTTGAAAGTGATGGTGACCTCCTTGACAAGGTTGTGCATGAAATTCTTACACCAGAAATTTCTAAATCCGGTTTGAGCGGTGACAACTGGGGTAGTGACTTCTAACCATGTTTGTAAAAGGTAATCGGCGGCACGTGAGATAGTAACTGACCAAGTGTTACCAAAATCGGCGGTTCCTGAAGCAGAAGCGAGGACAACTGGAACTTGTGAAAACCAAGTTGACTTGATGTGTTGTCTGACGAAGTAGGTGACAGCATCGTCTCCTCCGTATAAGTAGGTTTCAAGAGTATCGAGGGTGGCAAGATCGACAAATGCCGAAGTAACATTAGATGTATAAGATGACATGTTTTATTAAAGAGTAGAAAAATTTTTTAAATAATAATTTATTTTCTGTTGAGTGTCAACAAATATGTTGAGTGTAAGATATTTAGGTTTTAAGATGTGTATATAAGCGACTAAAATAATAATGGCTTCTTTCGATATTCTAGAGATTGATACACGTATAAGAGAAGAATTATCTAGTCTAAATGTCAACAAGTATATTAAAATACGCGATGAGATGTTGAAGGCTATCGATACAAAACATGCACACCGTAATAAACGTATGGTCGATAAAATACAGAAAGAGATACATAGAATTGGATTGTTGATAATGGACCTACAAAATAATTACAATATTAATTTTTATATAAGTGACACTGTTCATTATATAGAAGAATATAAACGTATCCTCAAATTACCCAAGAAAATGAACTTTCTAGGTAAAGTTATAGAGACCGACAATCAAGCAAAATATGAAATACTCAACAGTTACCTTAAATCTAGTGCTAAATACACTAATATAGCGCATGAGAGAATAGTACTTGATGTTAAATGTTTCAATTGTAATAAAAATCTAGAATATGAAATATTAGAAGATAGTTCATTTATATGTAGCAATTGCTCTTCGGAACAGGGATCATCTATAGTGGTATCGTCTTTTTCTGATGCGGAACGGATCAATATATCGTCTAAATATTCATACGATAGAAAGACGCATTTTCGAGAATGCGTCAGTCAATATCACGGAAAACAAAACGTTATTATACCTGATAAAGTTTACGATGATCTTAATAAAAGTTTTTTGTTTCATGGGTTGGTCGATGGTACAAATAACACGCCTCATATTGAAAGATATAAACGCGTTTCCAAAAAAGTCGTATTAATGTTCCTTAAAGAACTTGGATATTCTAAACAGTATGAGAATTTGAACCTTATTCATTCTGTGGTAACTGGTAGTAAACTAGACGATATAAGTCATTTGATTGATCTTATACTAGAAGATTTTGATGTTTTATCTGAATTGTATGACCGTAAATTTGCTCACGTTAACCGAAAGAATTTCATAAACACACAATACGTATTATTCCAACTACTGCGTAAACATGGGCACGATTGTGATAAGGAAGATTTCACTAATTTAAAAACAGTAGATAGAAAATTCTTCCATGTTGAAATCATAAAAAAATTATTTCAAGATTTAGGATGGAATTACGTTTCTATATTCTAAAAATATATTCTATAATAAATGATGTATAAATATGCATTCGATAAATTTAAAAATATTCCTAGAAGTAAAAGTTATGAAATAATGGTGGTTGGTTCAGTCGTAGTTCTACTCATAGTGGTGATATTTCGTTTTTTTACCTCCAATGAAGATCGAGACGGAACATGGACTCGTAAGAAATATTACGAATTATTACCCATTAAGGAAACAAGTGATTACCAACCAACTGATGGCGAGTTACACGATAGCAAAGGAGAAATTGAATGTCGACGTGTATTAAATAAAATATTTGATAGACCTTTTCACAAAGATCGTCCACACTTTCTAAACAATCCTGTTACAGGAGGCAAACATAACCTAGAGTTAGACTGTGTAGATCATGAATTGAAAATAGCAGTGGAATATAACGGAATACAACACTATGAATTTATTCCTTTCTTCCATAAGACTAAACAACATTTTCAAGCGCAAATGTATAGAGACGACATGAAACGTAGAATGTGTAAAGATAAGGGTTATACACTAGTCGAAGTTCCGTATACTTTAGATATAAAAGATATTGATAATTTTATTAAAACAAAACTTAGTGAGGCAGGACGAATTTAAACTTTTCATACTAATTATGTGTATGAAAAAAATATTCTTATAATTTATTCTTCCGTTAATGTATCTATTGTGTCTAAAACTGTATCAAGTCTAGCAATAGTTTGTGGGCAATTTGAATACGTCTCTCTTAAATTTACTATACCTTTTCTCGAGTCGTCTATATATCGTTTCATTTCTACTTTTTTTTCTTTACTGGTTGAATTGTATAATTCAATTGCTCTGGTAATAATTAAAGCAACCTTTCTAATAGTTTCTTCCCTGTTATCTCCTCGATACCATCGTTTTAAAAATTCAGGAACATAAGTACCAGATTCAATATTAAGATAAGATTCTCTTGTTATTATTTTTTTATTTTGTTCTACTTTACTAAGTACTTTCAAGTTAATAATGATTTCTTGTCTATATTCTTCTATCAATAAGTGAGACATTCTATTAAATCGAGGTCAATATACGTTTAAGCAATTATTCAGCAGTTATGGTTTTACTTGACGGAACCCAAGTGAATTTCATTTTAACAGCCTGTTCCTTCGTTATTAGATTAGATTCAATCATATCTGACATGTTCTCGTTTCTAGATAATTGGATTATTAGGTCTTCTGCTCTAAACTGACAACAACTCTGTCTATTATACAACATAATTTGGTCTATCTTGTATTCCTTTCCTAAATCTACAAGAAACCATTCCTCTTCGCCGTCCCGAGTGTGTGCGAAATCGTCCATTTTTCCATTTGTGAAATTTCCGTGTGGAAACTGTGTAACATTGTAATCAGATGAGGCTGTCACTGTTTTATTCAACGCGACATTATTTGCGCCTGAAATAACTTCAATTTCTGCTAAGTTCATCCAGTGACCACCAAGACTATCAAATTCTGGGTTTCTCTTTCGCCAAACCCTAACGTATCGGTACATGTCAATCGGTTTTCTACCCATAAATATAAATAGTCCCAAAACTATTAAAACCATAACTAATACAATAATAATTTTCATTCGATTTTCCATTTACTTTAAGTTTTTATTTTTATTTTTATTTTTTTTGACTGTAACTTTCAATCTTACCAAAGAATTGTGCGAGACCAATAATTAGCACTGTTTTTATTATTAGCAGTCAAATTTCCAGAACCATCCCGAATACCACCACTGCGATTTAGGTAATTTTTCCGTCGGATTGGATCATTGTGTTGAGTGAAGTCTTTCATTGTCGCGTCACCGAAATGTATTTTTCTTTTCTTTCCGTTTTTCATTACATAAACCATCCCCTTTTTAGTTATATTGTCACTCTTGACAGGTTTATAAAGAGGTTTTTCTGTAGACCAATCAGACGGTTGTTTCATCAGTTTAGGTGAGAATCCGCTAGAATTACCGCCTGACGGAAAGAAATTAGCGGTTTTCCACATAACCCTACCTTTCATATCTTTCTGTTTCTGTCTTGCTAACTTTATCAATGTTTCTTTTGTGTGTATCTTCAATAATTCTGGTATAGTAATAGGTGTTTTTGAATCAACCCTTTTTAGAGGTCTACAAGCCTTTGTCTTTGTTTCACTAGAACCACATTCTACCTGTTTACCGTTTTTCAAATAAGTTTCTACCTGGACCCATTGTTCTGTATACCATCTAGAAATACCAGTTGTTTTACTAGGTTTTTTCCCTGAATATGTACCTCCTTCTTTCTTGTATTGTCTTACAATCCATGAACTTGCATAAAGACTTGGATAATGTTCAAATTTACGTTTGGCTTTTTCTTTGACTGAATTATAAAGTTTCGTATTCGTTGGTTTTGGGGATGTCATTTTTTATTATACAGATAATAAAATATTTATTACAATGGTTCAAACAAAATTACGACTTCATCAGTATATTGAATTTTTCATGATTTCTTTGGTACCGTTAGAAAATTCTATATGTAGTTCGTTGACATTGAAAAACGAAGGTTTTATATCGTAACCGTGCCAGTCGAAACAGGGTCCCATATATTCAAGTACGATATCGGTTATATTGTTACCAAGATCATCAGTAATTGTTTCAACTAGTTTTGGTCCTCTAGGTGGTTTAATTAACATTTTGTATGATTTATTATTTATCTTGTATTCTAACTGGTAAAGATTTTTAGAAATTGTTTTGACACGTTTATCGTTGACAATAATGTAGTCTAACATCACATCTAACATAATCCTAATGCTTTTGACATACACGACAACAGTATACGTCTCCGTTTTAGATACCATACAAATTAGTGTGTTCCAATCATTCTGAAACTTGTGTAAAGTATTATTAAGTCGTTTGATATATTTCCACATTTATATATTAGTAATATTTTATACTTAAATAGTATAATAAAGATGATGTACATTCTAGTTTTAGTAATTGTGTTTGTTTTAATATGTGTTTGTGTTTTACCGTCAAAAAATAAATTAAACACTGGTATCTTATTCTTCGACATAGACGCGACCATGTCTAATATGCCAGTAAATGACAGGGACTTTGTGATGCAATATTGTGTTAATAAAGGCTATGATATTGGTATAATCACAGCAAGTGATAGACCCAAATGGTATTTAGTTAATGAAGACGGAAGTCCTAATTACGAATTTTCTCCTTGGATTACACCTATAATGTCTAAAATATTATTCGACACAAAATTCAAAAATTATAATACTATGACTTTGACTGGAGGTCAAATTAAACGGTTTCCGTATTTTCCAGAAGACCGAAAGATGTATGGATGGAAGAAAGGATGGCAGATGGATAAGGCAATTATAGATGGAGGGTATGACAGATCAAAGTCATATTTGTTCGATGACCAGATTATTGTTTTGGATGCGGTGAGAGATATATGTCATGGTGTTAATTTAATATTGGTTGACAATACCTATTCTAATAGAACACTTGATATGTCGATGATTGGAAGATTGTTAAGTTAAAAAAGATAATTACGTATATTAAATGATAATATTAAATGATAATTCCGAATATTGTAATGTAGTTCTTGTATTCTCTTTGTCATTAGTATTTATGGTATTAGCATCGCCTTACTCCTTCAAGAAATCTAATACTGTAGTTTATTCAAACACTAGTTTAATGACTGCTGAAGAAGGTAGACCTTATGCATTTGGTATACTGTTACATTCATTATTATTTTTCTTGTTTGCTTTTTCTATAGTAACAAATAATTATATATTATTCATAATAATGTTATTTACGTGTTTAATATTGTAATAATTATTTAGAAATATTACAATTAAAATGTAGGTATTGACGAATTAGAACTAGCACTGAAAGTTTCCATTCTTGGTTTTGGATGTCTGAGTTTGTAATCGTCTCTATGTGAATCTACATTCTTTTCTATTCGACTATCCGGAACTTTGATTTCTACAGTTGGTGTGTTAGGTGTGAGTCTTATAAAATTTTCTGCACTCACATGAGCATTATTTCGACTTGTGCTAGACCTAGCAAATATATCTTTCGCATTCAGTTTAGCAGATAAGTCACGCGAGAAGTGTTCCTCGTCGTATTTAGGTAAGAAATGCTTTCCTGAATCAGCCTCGACTGTTATTTTTCCATCTAGAAGTTTAGAGAAGTGTTCTTCATCATATTTAGGTAGGAATTTCTTTCTACTATCACCTGTGATTATAATGCGCTCTGTAATACCACCGACTTGTTCTGGTATATATTTTTCGAATGTGCCCATAGTATCGCGACCACTTTTACCCTCTACTGTTATATAATTATCCTTGATCGAACTTTTTGCCGTTATGCCAAACGAACTGTTCGCACTATATTGACCGAGTGTAGAGTATACCTTAGTAGGTTTTACAGAAACACGTAAGAAATTTTCAACAGATACAGTACCTTTAGCAAGAACATCCCCACGTTGTATCTTATCATTCGTGACAAATGGTGCAGCGTTAAAGATAGCCTCTCGATTACCTTGTGCACTTCTAACTTGTGTTTTATTTATACCTTTTCTCCCTCCGGTCATTGCTAGAAGAGATTCACGTATGTCATGACTACCAATTGCATCATGTGCTACAGTTGAGAATTCTCCATTTAATGCCTTTCCGACTGCACCACCTCCAGAACCATGCGGATTTATTCTCACACCATCACCTGCTACTCTATCGGAACCTCGAAGGTTACCTTTCGCTCTAATTAAAGACCCATATCCTCTATTACCATCAGTATTTAAGAAATGAGCCTGTTGTTGATCCATTATAGACCTATACGCCTTATTAGTAGTTATTTTTTCCGCGGTCATATAACTCCTGTCAACCCGTTGTATAGTCCTATCTCCCTTTCCAGATGCCTGATTTCCAATACCAACCCCCATCATTGCCTTCGGTTTTTTCCGTAATGCACTGAGACTAAACTGATCCATGTTTTATTAAACAGATTATAAGTTTTAAATTTCTTAATGTTTAAAGAATTATTTTTATTACAACAAATGTCAAACGATAATGATAAAAATGTCGATGTTAATGATTATGAGTCAGTTGCAGTATCTAAATTAAGTGATGAAGAAAAAAGAATGTATAAGTCCTTAGGTAAGGCTTTGTTCGGTAATACTCAGTTCAAGGGTTCTGAGATCGTAAATACTGATGAAGATCCACCTGAAGAAGTTTGTGCCTTTGTCGTAAGGCAATTAGATGACGGAATACATCCTAGTTTTCTAGAGGAGGGTGAAATTGCAGTTTTAGAGAAAAACTACGGCACTGAATGGTATAAAAAATGGAAGTATGTAGATAAAGATTTAACAGAAGTATTTACTGTTGATCGTAACTAATTTGTGGTTTTGTATAATCTGGTCGTATGGTGGATAACACGCTTACGGAATTCATAAGAATCATAAAAGGAATCTTGATTAAATTAAACACATTTTCAACAAAATCTATATGACCGTCCATTCGACTAGTGGTATTTTTCATTTCATTTATTTCCTTTCTTAATTCTCTGATTTCATTCAATAATATTGCAGTGTCGTCGTTCATAATTTATTATAATATATAAAATTTTTATACTTATAATAAATGGAGTTGCCTGAAAATTCAACAC